TATCACCAAAAGAGATGGTATTCAAAGCAAAAAAGCGCTTTGCCTGTGACGTTCTAAAGTCGGCCTTTTGGGCTAAACGCCAATATGGACGTGTTGTAAACGGGCTTTTCGATTTATTCAGTGGTGACTACGAAAAAGTCGTAACCACTTTAATGCGAGATGACACCAGTTTGTCATTTACATCTATTCACAAAAAGTTAGTTACTAGTTTATAGGAGTTATCAAAATGGGCTTCATCGTTACAGGTATTTGTAAGAAAAGCTATCCACAAAGTTCTAATCCTAAGCCGTTTTTTGAACTGATTATTCAACGTGGTATCGAGACGGTTAACGCTGATAAATATCACAAAGAGGGTATCGGTTTTGATACTGAAATACCTTACGGTAAAACGGCTATTAATGTTTCACCAGAACTCTATGAAAAACTGTTCAAAACAGGTGCTTTTGTTCCTAATGCTGAATATGAATTTGATTTAGGGCATGACCCTAAAGATGTTTACAACCAGTGGGTTGTTGCTTTACGCCCAGTAGACCCTGAAATTAAAAAGCATTATGAATCTTCTCTCAAGGCTCAGGGTTAATCATTATGCCTACCTGTGCTCTACCCAATAATCAAGGATTCCTTCATGTGGTAAACCTTGACGATGTAGCCAACTGTACGGGTTATGTCATGGTCAATCTTGATGAATACAACTTGATAATGGATTACACGCAGGTCACCGCACTTGAGATAGCAGAACACTTCACGGTTGGTTTTTCCCTTGTGTTTGTGTTCGGTTATCTCATGACACTCGGCATTAAAGCCGCAATAAAAGTAATCGAACTTCTATAAGGAAATATATTATGAAATACGTCAATCAGGCTAAAAAATTCACGTCTACAATCAACACAAAACTAGCGGTAGGGGCGTTAACGTTGATGGCAACATCACCCGCCTTTGCTGAGGCCAGCGCGTCGGATGCTATCTGGAATGCCGTTGATTTATCTGGCATGGCTGCAAAGGTCATTGGGGCGGGCGTACTGGTTATCGGTCTATGCATGGCCTTTAAATCCGTCAAACTTGGCAAACGCACCGTTAATCTGGCGTAGCTATGATTGTCGCCTTGCACGATATCCAGCTTATCGTCTATACGCTACTGGGTGGCCTCGCAGCAACGGCGGCTATCCAGAATTTCAGATGACTACAGGGGCTTCGGCCCCTTTTTGTTAAGCACTGTGTTTATGAGAATCCTAATATTTTTTTTGCTTCTGGCGTCGTCCAGTTCAATGGCCGCGTTGCAGTACACCCGTATCGGTAACAATCACACCCTAGTCTCAACCTGTTTTGGCCTTAATGTCGGTGATATTTTTGACCCTAGCATTTTAACAACGGGTCAGGTTTGCTCTAGTTCTTCTTACACGTTCACTTCAACAAGTGTGAACATCACTAGCACCTCCGCCCGTATAGGTTTTTCTCGTAATGATGGTCGCACTTATACCGCTGTTCTCTTCGTTTCAAACGCCACATGTGACCCACCAAAGGTGATGAACCCGCAAACAGGCATTTGTGAAGACGACCCATGTACGCCATACATAGGCTCTGAATTTGATGTCGGATGGTACTCTAGAGTGTATGGTAAAACAGCAGGGGGGAACTGGTGCGCAACCAAAGGGGGCGGGTGTGCATCACAGTTAAAATCTGGCTCTTCATTTTGCGGTACGGCCAGTGGCAGCGCGTACGATTGCATTGCTACTTATATTGTTAAAGGTCCCGCTTGTAAACTCTCCGATGATGCTGAAAACAACTGGTGCAAAACAGCAACCTGTGATGACATGGTTGAGCCAGACACCCCAGAGCCAGAAATACCCACTCACACCCCTACAGACCCAACCTCACCCATTGAGGCGCCTGAGCCTCTGCCGCCTACTGATGTGTCCATTACAGAGCCTGAGCCTGTTGAGCCTGAGCCTGATGTGACAGAGCCGGAGCCTACACCCAATTCTAACGGTGATATTGTTGCCTCAGTCATGAACATGAATCAAGACGTTAACAAGGCATTGAACGATCTCAATATCGACATCAACAAAACTCAAGCCAACATGAACACCCAATTGTCTATGCTCAACGCTAACGTTCGTCAAAACGCCCAGCAAGTTAACCAACTTCGCAAAGAAAATATCGAGATTTACCAAAGCAACAAAGCCCTAATTCAAAACTTAAACCGTGATGTTACCTCTGCGATGCTCGCCAACACTGAGCGCATAGATTCAGAGCTGGAGACGGTCGGGGGTAAGCTGGACGGCATCGGGGGTAAGCTGGACGGCATCGGGGGTAAGCTGGACGGCATCAAAGACGGTATAGACGGCTTATCAGACGTGGACACATCAGGAGCAGGTCAGGGGACTTGTATCGATACAGATTCGTGTACTGGTTTTTATCAGTCAGGCTATCCCGAAGGGCTTGCTGGCTTGATGTCCTCGCAAATGAGCGAGCTTAAAACGGAGGTGCTCGACGACTTTCTAGGCATGTTTGGAGAGCTTGATTTAAGCAACGCTCAGCGCCCAAGCTTTGCTATTCCTATTTTGGACTTCGGCACCTTTGATTTTGGTGACTACATCAATTTCGATTGGGTATTTGGCTTTGTGCGTTTTTGCATGATTTTCAGCACCGTGATGGTATCACGACGCATTATTTTTGGAGGCTAACATGGATTGGATAGTAGAGTTATTTAACGAGCTGGTTGAGTTTCTGTATCGGTTGGTCATCAGTCTGGTCGATATGCTAAAAGACTTATTCCTTTGGTCTATCGAACAGATATTTGGGGCCGTTAAAGGGCTGCTTAACTGGGTGTTTGGCTTTTTTTCACCGCTTGATATTGGTCAATACCTGACGGACATCCCGCCTAACGTGTCTTGGGTATTGGCCGCGATTGGTATTCCTCAATGCTTGGTCATCATTTTTGCTGCTATCACGTGTCGCATACTGCTTCAACTCATTCCGTTTACGAGGTTAGGCTCATGATTTATGCGATTTCAGGGAGACCAGGGGGCGGAAAATCTTACGAGTCTGTTGCATTTCATGTTATTCCAGCACTGAAAGCAGGTCGTAAAGTCGTGACTAATCTGACGTTGAACCTTTCACATTTTGTCAAAATATTTGGTGATGATGTCAAGGATTTGATTGTCATTGTTGATGGTGAAATGACTAACTACGGTAGCATGGAAAGGCCATTTAGTAAGGTGGAACACTATCAAGATGAATGGCGAAATGAGCAAGGGCAAGGGCCTTTGTATGTCGTCGATGAGGCGCATCTATCTTTGGGTCGCCAGACGAACAACAGTATATTGGAATGGTATTCGTTACATCGTCACTATGGCGTCGATGTTGTGTTAATGACACAGAACCTTCGTAAGCTTAACCGTGACATTAAAGACATGGTTGAGGTGACGTATCAGTGCACCAAAGCCACCGCGCTAGGCTCTCAAAATAACTATGTTCGCAAAGTTCGAGATGGTGCCTCTGGTGATGTCGTCAACACGTCCATTCGCAAGTATGAATCTGCTTATTTCAAATTCTATCAGAGCCATTCTAAGTCTAACAAAGCGGTCACAGAGGCCGCAGCGCAAGACATCATTCCATTTTGGAAACGTTGGCCAGTAGTAGGAACAGCAATCTGTGCAGCCCTTGGCCTTGTTGTCAATATTTGGGCATGGTCAGACTCAACACCAGAACAGGCCGACATTAAAAAGGTGGAAACCACCCAAGTAAAAAGCGTTGATACAAAGCCTCAAAGCGTAAAGACAGGATCTCGATTCGGACCGTTAGGAGCATTTAAAATGTTTGTCACGGGATACGCAAAGCAGATAGCTTATACGTCAAGAACAGAGGCAACGGCTGAAATCAATCGAGATTTAACGTTCTACCGAATCTATATCGATGTCTATGACGGCAAACGAAAAATGTTTAGCCTTAGTCAGCTAGAGTTACAGGATATTGGTTACACGTTTCAAGTGTTGTCAGATTGTGTTTATCAAGTGTCTTGGTCTGAATCATCGAAGGTGCTCACATGCCAAGATGAGCGTATCAAGCCAGAGAAAGAAACCGTTATGGACCAAATCCCATCGTTTGATGTTTAAGCCCCGCAGGGATAAGCCCACACGATAAAGGCTAGGGGGTTGACTCGCTTAACTGG